CCTTGTCGATACCAGAAGCATAGTGTTCGTAGTCGGTAACCAAATATTCATTCTCGATTACCTCAAATCCTATTTCATTCTTCATGTCAGCATACCATTTCACTTCTTCTCGGTCGATTATACCAAAGTCGTCGTATAATTGGCATCCTTCATGTATGGCAGTACCTCTTTCTGCTTTGCTTCTTAACATAGCTTCTGGTACGTCCGAGTATTTGTTCGGGAACAGCTGCCGCCCGATTACCCCCGTTATGCCAAACAATTGTTTGTCGCCGTACCAATATGTATGGTTTTCTGGGTTGAAGATTACCCCCGATTTTTTAAGCTCTATCATTTCACACGTCCCCTTGCCTCTTCGACCAACTTCTTAAATTCTTCGTCCTTCCACAGGTTCTTGAAAACCTTAACTACTGCATCTATGGAGGCATTGTCTTTGCACAACTCTAATGCTTTTCTTGCTTGTTCAATGTCGCTTTTAGGTGTAGGTTTGGCCGATGGTTTGGGTGTAGGTTCTTGTTCATCTTTGCCGTGCTTATTGGTAGCATCTGGGTCTTTTGTGTCGTCTATACAGAACAGCCCGTTTAAAGCGTACTTTCGTGCATATGACGAAGCAGCACCTGTAATTTGAGCACCGTCCATACCTTTCTTGTCGGCTTCTTCTCGTGCAAATGCAGTAGTACTAACACTATCTTTACCATCAGAAAGCGTTGCTATAGATTTCACATATACCCTGTCCGACACAAAAACGATTTCATCTGACATGACCAATGTACATCCATTTTCTTTTAATAGCGGCTTCAAGGCCTCCAAAATATCTTCACCAGATCTGAAGTAATATTTACCGAAGCTATTGTATTGGTTCTTCGGTGCTTTTAGATTGCTTTGAATGGCAATCAACTTGTCGTTTAATTCTTTCTCCATAAAATTAATTTTTAATTGTATTTATTAATCAAATCTTTTCAATTTATCAGCGGCTTCACAAGCCTGCTTTAGTATCAACTCCATGTCGTCCAAAGATAGAGGTTCATTGTCTAAGCTCTCTTTGAACGCAACACTACCATCTTTCACAACTGAAATTTCACTATTAGCAAAATTCATTACTATCTGTAATCGTGTGTGAATGATGAACGTCATCGTTCTGTTTGCAGTATCAAATACCGTTTCGTAATTGTAACTATTAGTTTTCATTTTTATTGTAATTAATTTTACTCGGCAAAGCTAACATCTATTTTTTCATTATCCAAATAATTAGTCGATTATTTTCTGTGATTTAATGTTATTTAACAAAAACGGCCTCATCGAGAGACGAAGCCATTAAAGTTTAAATATCGTAATTTGTTCTATTTTAATAGTTTAAAGTTATACAGTTTACTTATAAGCCAAAGTATAAAACAAAGAAGGATGCCAACTATTGCACCTATGAGAAATAATTTGAAATTGAAACCTGTCGTGGGTGTTGTTTTATTCGATAAGTTTTTATTTTCATTTGTTACCAACTCAATCGATTGTTGCAGGTTTCTGTTTAGTGTTATTAGACTGTCAACCTTCTTGCCGTAGCTCTGACTTAAAAACTCCAATTGCTTTATCGTGTTTTCGTAAACTACCTTACTTTGGGTTATCGTTTCATTAGCCTTCGGATATTGCCCGTCAGGCTTAATCTTAGCCCCTGTGTCGTAATTAATAACATGAGACGACACTTCGCTTTGCAGTCTTATATTCTCGTCCCTTACACGTTCTAAATCGGTTTTTAATAGCTCTACCTCTATGGTCTTCTTTTGAAGCTCATCTCTTAACGTAATATCCTGCGAACTATCAACTTTAGTTACTACTTTTTCTTGAATAATCTGCTTAGGTTTGCATCCTATTATGATTAACAGAATCATTAGTAGTACGACCATTTTCGTGACTGCACGAAATAGGTATTTTATCTTTTCTTTTGTCATGACTTAATTAAAAAGGTGTTTATATTTTGATGGTATCTGCTTTCTTAAAACAGTCTCTATCTCTTTCACGCTAATATCCAAATCTTTGTTTATATCGAAAATTTTGTTCTGTTTTGCGACTATATCTTGCGTAATAACGTAATCTGGCTTGCCAATAGCCGCAGGATAGAACACAGCAAGATAAACATCCACCCACATCTTCATTCGTCCTTTATACGGCCTCAAATAAGCCAATACATAGTCAAGCTGCTGCACGTTGTTCATCGAAAGTAGAACCCACGTAGTCGTGCCTAATGCTTTCGCAGTAGATGGCATAAATTGTATCAGGCCTGCGGCCATACTTGTTTGATTGACAGCTTTCGGATTAAGCCTGCTCTCAAACCACATCACGAACATCAACCAATTTGGGTCGATGCCGAGTTCACGTGAAATCTTTATGACCTTATTAATGAACTCTTCTTTGTTCTCTTTTACGTATTCTTCAAATGCCAACATCTTCTTTACCCTTTCTTGTTTTACAATCTTCATTAAAACACGACATAGCTTCTGCCGTTCGTCTTTCGTTTATGGCCGTTTCGATCATCTTTTGCATACCCGCAATCTTTCGGTCGTTATCTGCCACTTTATATTCAAGTTCTTTCATCTTTCTGTTCGCCTCGTCAAGCGCCGATTTATAATTCTCAATAAGGATTAGTTGCTGCTCTATTATCTTGTCTTTACCCTCGATAATCTTGTTGAAGGTTTCTTGTTGCTGCGCAGCATTGTTTAGCAGCTTGGTCATGGCATCGGCCGCAGTACCTATTGCGTCTGCCTCCGATTTACCCTTGTCTTCTCTCAACTTAAATAACCACGTTACACTCCCACCACCCGTAAGAATGCCAACTACTGTCGATAATATCAGCTCCCAACTCATATCTAATCCTTTATTTTATAGTTAATGCCGTTGCTTTCTAACAATCTTATTATCTCTGTTAGATTATTTGTCTCAATCCAATAGACATTGTAATTTGTAGGCCTTAGCACCTTTTTTAGATACTCATTGTCGTCGAACAAGTCCTGAAACTTAGACAAACTACCGAATTTTATGTATAATTGCATATCACAAATATCTTATGAAAGCAAACCGCTTTCGTGTTTTTAAATAATCCTCATCCTCGTCGTTGGCATAGGCCTCTCTCTCGAATACTACATTGACATACGCATCTCGAAAGTTTCTGTATATTACCAACTTTATTAACCAATCGACTACGTACCACAAATAAAATAACACGTACCACAACTCTTTCATCTGCGCCGTATGAATCTCTTCGTGGTTCATGTCTTCTGAGCTCATCTTTGCGCCTTTACGTACAAATAAGAATAGTCCGAACAGGTTCATTGCCTTAAAACCAGGTAGCGGTAAATACTTGTTTTCAATTACTTTCATTGTAGATTTTATTTTATAAGTTCTTTTAGTCTATTTATCTCATCTCTATACATTTGCCTTTCTTCATGAAGTGCATTTATATCATAAGGCAACTGTTTTCCTACTAAAAAATATTCATAGCATTTAGTTATTTTATAGTCTGTTTTATCGAGCAATACTAAATTGTCATCAATTTTTCTCTGATAATAAGCAATATCGCTTACAACTTTATAATGCTGAACAACTTTATCATCCTCTAATAAAAAGAACTCTTCTACATCCTGTCCTTCTTCCAATTCAGGAGGTTCTGTTCTCACAACTTCGTACGGAAATTCAGCCCGAAGTTTTTCAAGTCTTTCCTTAAGTCTTTTTTTGAGTTGTTCATTCTCTTCATTTTCGTTAATCTCTTCATTAATGAAAATAAATTGTTGAGTTTCTTTTATGTATTTTGCTAATTCCATATTATGATGGTTTTCTTATCAAATAACTATACATCCAAAACTGACCGTCGTAAACAAACACACCAACGTCCCCAACCCCTTCTCCTACACGGACTGTAGTTCCTGTTCCAGTACCATGATTTATTGTTTTTCCATTACCATTTGCTGTTACAGTCGATGAATTTACTCTACGAACAAAAACAATTTTTCCAACCTGCGGATCAGCAGGTAAATAAACTGTAATCGCTGATGAGTTGTAACACGATACATAGACATCCTGACGTGTTAACGTTGTTCCTGAAGATATTTGTCGTGTTTTAATTGTCAAACCTGCAATAGAACCGGAAAGTAGGTCGAGTGCTATATTTTCTGCTGCACCTTTTACATCTATTATAACTCCATAATTTGTAAGTGCAGGATGCCACACAGGATATTTAGCCACAATAGATTGAAGATATCCGCCATATAAAAAAGGATAAAGATGGTCGTTTATATATTCGTCATCGTAATAAGTACTTGATGAATAAGTATGCCATGTATTTCCATTCTCATCATCATAAACAATATAATAAAATGTAGCTGGTGTCGGACTTCCAGCAGCTCGATAAGATTCATAAGAATAATATGTTCTATCTTCTTGAACCCAATA